TGCTCAAACCTGATCAACGTCGAGACCAGCGGAGATAACCGCCGATCCAACAAAAACCCGCCCATAGGCTATTGGTACGGGCACGCCTTGGCGCACAGTATTCAGAACACCACTAAAGCTGTTTGATTCAAGCCGCGTTGCCTCTTTTGGCGGTTTTGGCACAGGCGAAATTATTTGAGCAACGCCGCTAAGCAGCAGATACCCACCAATCGCGCCTAATGCTGCTGAACCATAAGCAGCACCGTAAATGCCCGCTGTAGTTCCTAAACCGGCCAAGCTGCCTCCGGCAAAAGCTCCTGCGCCAAAAGATACAAACGAAAGCCCAACAAATACCGCGCCAAGCAAAATCTGCGTAGTGCTGCCGCCTGCGCCTATCAACACAGGGGTAATGCTGAACACCTCTCGTTCGCTCCAAGGTGAAAACAGCCCTGATACATCGTCGTTATGTATTTTTTGTTTGCCGACTGTTACTCGATAGGCAACACCATTTTTTTCGCTGTCAATCAACCATTGCTGCAGCTCAGGGAAATTGACTAACAATGCACGCATGGCCTGAGCAGGCGTGTCAGCCACAAACTCAAATCGAGTCTTGCCCAGCAGTTCGCGCAGTGCGCCGTAGACCTTAACGACTTTCATGCCTCAAGGCACAGGCAGTGTTCTTCAAATAATACCCGCCGTAAACGTCCCTGCTAGACAGCCTGCCCTGCACATGATGCAAGACCTGCTGATCCCCTAGGTAGATCGCTGCATGATTTGGCACGGGAGATACCAGTTGCATTAACAACGCATCACCACGCTGCAGCTCTGCAATCGGGATCTGTCTGAACCCTTCTTTCTCAAAATTCTCTAGATACAGATTCTCGCCGCGCTGCCACCACTTGTCTCGACGTGGGTAATCTCGCAACTCAAGCTCAAATTCTCGCTTGTACCAGTCTCGGCAAAGGCTGTAGCAGTCGATCACGCCGTGAGAGAACTCACGTCCCACATACGGCAACTCAAAGCCCTCTGGCTCGCAGTAGCCCCAGTTCTCAGTGTTCGGATTGACGATGTGCCAAGGCAGACCGCTTTGCTCACAAGCAACGCGATCAGCTGGTGATGGGTTGTGGTTCGTTGTCGGGTGACTGTGGATCACAGCAACGATTTCGCCTTTGTCCTCCACAGCTGCGTAGTTAGCTGGATCGAGCACGAAATGCTCGTCTGGCGTGTCAGCCAGGTTCTTGCAAGGAAAATAACGACGCTTGCCCTTGACTACAGCAACCAGGCCACAGCACTCTTTGGGACTTTCTTCCTTTGCATGAGTCATAATCAGACTCATAACTGAAGGTGGCAGCATCATCTCAGCAGTCCTGCTCCAGGGAACGAACCGAACGGTAGTTCTCCGTTCTCGCCAAAACGCTTCTTACAGCTGCTGAGCCGCTTGCCGCACGCATCCTGCGCCAACGTTCCAACGCTGTTGTTGTTTGCATCAAAGTAGTTGCTGCCCGTGTAGCTGCACTCAGAACTGCGGTACTGCCATTGGCAGATGTTGGCCACAACCTGACGGTTAGGCAGTTCCTTGTTTGACAGGTCAAGCTTGCTGGCCAGCTCAAAGCTGACAACATCTCGTGATTCAGTGGCCTTGCGGTCAATAAACCACTCCTCAACAGGGAACGTTGCGTAAGGGTCAGCAGCTGGCTCGCCATCAAGAAACTTTTTCAGCGTCCTGATGCGCTTGACCTTTGCGCCTATCAGGTCGTTGCCTGGAGTTGTCAGGTTTACACCCAGCAGCAGTGCTGTTACCGCTCCATCGAGGTTGGCAACCGACAAAGTTGGTCGAGGCAACGTGCCGCCGTTTGTGTACTCAAAGCCCTCCGCCTGCACAGGCAGACGAGCGTAATCATTGCTGTTCCAAGTGATGTTGCCAGTCACATCAGCGTTAGACCCTGCGTGCCAACGCAAGATGTCTGTGCTGCCATGCAGCGTGTTGTCGTAGTGCAGCTCAAACAGCTCGATGATCGCATCTGGAGCAAGTGCCGAGAGGTCTGCATAGATTGAACTGATCGCCGTCCAAACGACAGTGTTGTCAGTCAGCGTGCTGCCAATGTCTGTTGGCCAAGTTGGCTCGGAGCTGCCAGATGTTCCAGCAGTCGTACATTCAAAAACCAGACCGCTGTTCTGTGATGACGTGGCGCGTCGAACGTCGCCAACGGAAAACGCGGTGCTAGCAGCCCAAGCAGCAACAGCCATTACGGTTCAAAGACTTGTCTGAATGTTGCCTGGATTGTGGCGCGGTTCAAGTACGGAATCGACTTGCTCCACTCTTCGCAAACAAACTTGGAGCTGCTGCTTTCGCCTGGCGGAGTGAAGTCAAAGCTTGCGCTGTCTGCAGCTCTTGCGTCTAAGAATGTCTCAATGGTGTCTGCTTCGGTTTCTGAAACATTAAAAGTCAGGCTGTATGACTTTGGGTTCTGGTTTAAGCCAAAACTTAAACGCTGCTCATAGCCATCACCGAAACGCACGGTGCGGGTTGCTGGTGCGCTTGATTTTTGGACGCCATAAGCTGGATTTGGCGCGGCTGGCGTTGTCGTGGGGTTAGGAAAAACAGCCATCAGCTTGCGAGTAATCCTCCGGGTCGTTTCTGTTTGATCAGCTCTGCCTGAACAGCCGCGCCAAGCATCTTGCCGAGTTGACCTGCTTGTTCAGAATCGCCTTCAACACTAGAGCCAGAGGCATCGACGTTCACAGTTACGTTAGCGCTGCCCATTGCGCTGTTCGGGACAATGTTGCCTTGAGCGCCTGGAACGAACAGCTCAGGCCCACGCTCTCCAACCAAGTAAGACCGGTTGGCAGTGACTGAACCGCCCAATGCTCTTTCACCGAAAATTGGGAGCGGAACACGGGTGTTTGCTCCAACGCCTGAGTAACCTTGAATCTGATTCAAACTATCCGTGTTAATTGCGTTACCGCCACCCCCCATCCCGGCGAATATGCGGGCGATGCCGATCGCGATGTACTGGGCGATTATTTGCTTAGCTGCTTGGAACAGCATGTCTGCGATGCTTCTTAGGAAGTCAGCAAAGGCTTGCTCCGCTGTTTTTGTTCCTTCAGCAACAGCCATAAGACTGTCAAAAAGACTATCTGTTACAGGTTGCGTAACCGCTAATGCGTCATTAAATTTTTGCTGAGCAATAGTAGCTTCAAGTACTTGCGTTTGGTAAAACTTGTATTGATCCCTAGATTTTTCTAAATTTTCTGCTTCTTTAGTTAGTGCTGGGTTTGTTTTAGCTTCATCTCTTATTGTGTCTATAGCTCTTTGCCTTTCGTCTAGCTCCAGCTGCATTTCTAACCCACCTAAATACGCTTGTTTTTGAGAACTACCAAAAACTCCTCCAAATTGACCGGGGTTATTTGCTCTTATTGTTGCAAGTTGCAGTTGAAACTGTCCTGCACTTGAGGCTAAAGAGTTTGCTGCTTTTAAAGACCTTACGCGGGCATTAGCTTCTGCTTCTGCTGTTTTTAAAGTTTTAATCTGTAGCGCTAGCCTTTTAGCGTCCGCTGTTAATGTATTATCTCCAATTTTTTCTATGCGTGCTAAACGATCTTCATATTCTGCGTTTATATTATTTCTGTCAATATCTAACTGGCTAACAGCTTGACGATTTTTTAGTTCTCTCGAAAACTCGCGTTCTAAAGTAGTTGCCTGTTCTATTTGTTTTTGCCTTTCTTTTGTGCTTTTAGCGTTTTCTCTAGCTGTTTTTGCAGCTGCACTAGATGCTTGTTTGCTTAGTCTTAAGTTCAACCGTTCAAGACCTTGCCTTTCTTTATCCGCCGCTAGATCAAACTGTAAGTCTCTTCTTGTTTCTAGTTGACGCTGTATTTCTGGTGTTACAACTCCACCTTTTTCTCTAATTTTTACACGAGAGTTGATAAGTTCCTGCTTCGCCGCCTCTTCTGCTATTTCTCGGTCCAGGGCTAAATTAGACCTAATGACATCTGGAGAATCCCCGACTTTTCTTCTTCTTGCAAATTTTAACTGTTGGTCTAATTTTAAAATATCTGTATTTAAATTGATTCGTATTGAGTTTAGTATTTCTGCAAATTCTGCTGCTTTTTCTTTTAAAGAGTCAAGCTGCCCGCCGGTATTTTCCATGTGCTTATTTAACCTGTCAGCACTTTCCTCCCCTGCTATAAGTTTTATTCCAAACCGCCCTGCTAGTTCTATTACATAAGCAATACCTGATATAATTAAATTTACAGCTTTAACAAGTTCATTAACTGCTGCTGCAATCGCTGCGAGAGCAGCAAAAAATGGTGCAGCAAGCATTTGCAGTAGAGCGCCCACGCTGTTAAATAGTTTTTTAAATTCATTACCTAGCATATTTGTTATGTTAGTAGCGCTCTCTAGCACACCAGGTACGGTGCCTACAGCCTCATTTACTTCTTTAGATACTAAAGCTCTGGCCTGTTCAAGCTCCCCTAATCTTGTTAAAGATTCTACTTGATCTTTAAGTTGTGCAGACACTATTACACCCGAATCCTCTAAAGTTGAAAAATCTAATTCTCTGATTGCGTTACCTAAATCTTGGGCGCGAGTAATAAGTTGCTCTACTTGTTGACCTACGGCACTACCAAATATCTGTCCACCGAAGGTCGCGCCAAAAGGAGCGCCTAATGCCCCTCCTAGTAGGCTCCCGCCTATAGACCCTGCCCCGCCTCCAAATAAAAGCGGAAAACCTGCTCCTAGTAACTGGTCATTTAACTGTTTACCCTGCCTCTTTCGTCTAATTTTTCTGATGTTGTTAAGGCGTTCTCTAGCTGCGGATCTAGTTGCTTTAGCTTGTCGTTCATTTTCTCTAGTTATAGATTCCTCTATTTGTAATTTTTTAGCCAACGCCGCGTTTACTGCGGCACGCTCTTGATCAGTTTTTATTTGAAACTTACCCGAAGTTTGCCCTGCTGCGGGGAGTAGCGGAACTTTGGTGCCGAACGGGTCAGCGGGCATAGGCCCAGACGCTCGTTTAATTTGCGTGCGGATAAAAAGCTCTCGTTCTAAAAATTTGTTTCTTGCTTTTGCCAGTAAATTAAAAGATTCGCTACCAGCAACACTATTTTCAAGCAGTAAATCAATTTCAGCAAACTGTTGTCTAGATGCTGCTAACGTGCGCGGTAAACTTGAAAGATCTTTAATAATCTGTTTAGTGCTGCCCGCTGCGCCTGTGGAGGGGTTGCCTATAGCATCTAATCCCTGTCCAGTTAGACCTAACCCTTGCCCCCTAGCGGTTTGGCCTGCTCCCCCTAAAACAAGCGAACGCCCTTCTTCTCTAAGAGCTTTAAACCTTAGCGCTAAAACACCGAGAGCAGCACTTTGTCTTTCGGCTGCAGTAGTTGCTCTTCTAAATTGACCAGAAATTTTTTCGCTTGCACCAGAAATTTCAATTAAACTGTTTTTTACAGCTCTTATGCCTCCAGGCTTGTTAAGCGCATTAATAAGTTTTTTTGCCGATGCTTCTAACTTTTCAAGATTTTGTACCGACTTAGTAGTATCTAAATTTATTTTTACTTTATTGAGCGCACCTACTTGCTTCTCTACCTCAGCAATGCGCTTACTAAGCTCTTTTACCTGCCTTTTATCTACCTTTACGGCAAGTGAGATGTCTTGTACCACAGCGCCGCGCCAGGACTATGCCTAATCCTAGCGCCTGCCCGTAGACTGCGCCTTCGCGGACATCTTTGCCCGCTCCATGGCTTTTTCCTCTTCCTCCCCTTTTATTTCGAAGAAGGCAGCCCACGCTGTCATCTCTTCGACTGTCAGCTCTTGGCAGAGCCGGGTCACCGTCATACCCAGCTCTTTTGCAATATGAAAAAGAAATATCCAGTCAGGATTTGCTTTTCAAGTCTGCTTTAGCGTCCTCCACTTTGTTCTCCGCTCCAGAGGTCAGCATGGCTAGCTGGATTTCTTGGAGAATAGAGGCGTCCACGGCGTTCTTTAGGGCTGCTTTTTCGCCGTCTTGGAACAAGCGCTTGCCTTCTTCATCCAAAGCTTTTTCGACCATCAACCCAAGCGCAAAATCGCTCGCATCGTCAGATCCCACTTTTTTCTGGATCGACTCACGCTCTGCGATGGTCAAAGGGTGCCAAAAAACTGTAAAAATAACTTCGTCATCAGCCTTAACGTCGTAGCTGTAAAGCTGGCTTACGCCAAACTTGTTACGCAGCAGTTCAACAGCTCGCATAAAGAGCACAATTTATTTCAGTAACACTCTACGCTATTGCGCTGAATTGGCAAGATACAAGCCCGATAAAGTGCGACCTGTCTTCGATCTCCAGTGGAATGGGGCCGGACACTTCAAGTACACGAGGCTTACAGCTAAACGTGTCTGTGTAGTCCGAAGCGTTTACAGACGTAAGGCCGTCGATTATCGACTCACCAATTGCGGAAAAAGTAGACGTGCCAGCAGATTTTGGTGTGTAGATGCTGCACTGCACAACCCCCACGTAGAAGTCGGAGGAAGCGCCGTGCGTCTGAATTGTTGTTTGGTTGTACGTGACTGACATAATCACATACTTTTTATTTTTACCGGGCGTCGTAAACCTCACATTGTCGTAGACCATTGAAACGGTGCTATCGGCTGCCGTTACGGCGTCAGTAACTGCTTTTTCAAAAGCAGCGCGAGAAGATACAAGACTCATACAACTCCCTGGTAACGAGCGCCACGATCAGTGCCTGTACCAGAAACTCTAAGCGACACACCAGGCTTTGCCCCGAAAAATAATTTTGCGCCTGCCTCGGCCTTGTATAGAAACGGGACGATGCCGCTAGGCCGTTGTAGCGCGTAACGGGCGTACTGTGCTGTGTTTCCTATATACACAGTGTCGCTGCTCGTAAAATTAGGAAAACTAAAACGAGGCTGAACTTGTGGAGAAATTGCTTTATGAGCAGAGCCTAGTCTGGCTTTATCCTTTTTTATCTGGCTCCAAGGTGCAAAATTCTCTACTTCGTCTTTGGGGCGTGGACGAGTGTTGCTTACTTTCCAGCTAGACGCAAAAAATCCTGTATAAGCAGGGCTAATCACCTCTGTAGAAAGCTCTAGCCACACAAATTTAACAAAAGCCCTAAATGCTTGGTCTAAATCCGCGTCGATTTGTTGTTCTATCTGTTTTGCAAGTTTTCCCATCAGAAACGTACCAGCAAGATGTAGAGGTACTCTTGGCCGCCCCTGTAGGTTTCGATGTTCGTTATTTGGGCGGCTTCGCCTGAACCTGCAAACTTAAGCACAATTTCATCCTGCATGGTCGGCTGGTTACCGCCAATTTGCTCTGGTGCAATGTAGATGCGGGCTTGTCGTTCTTCTCTTCCCTCTTCCTCTTCAGACCGGATAAATTCAACTGGGCATTTCAAATCAAAATAAGGACGGTCAAACGTTGTAAACGAGCCTTTAGCAACGTCGTACTTCCCGTCAAACTTTCGCGTGTAATCAATAGTCGTATCAAGGCTGTCGCCAAGCTCTTGAACGATTGACTTGGCTGCAGCTCGAAAAGCTTTGTCTAACGCTCCAGGCATATCAACCTCTCACGGTACGGATTTGGTAGCTGCCGCTCCCGCCAGCGCAATAAGCGCCAAGGTAAGACTGGAGCCAAGGATAAACATCAAAGACATTATTGACGGTTCCCGTAGCTTGGCTAGCAGTGTTGTACTCCACTTCCATCTCACCGAGCTTGACGGACTTGTATAACCCCGTATCGCCGGTAGACCCTGTAATTGACTCCGTGTCATTAGCTAATGCGTTAGCTAACTCGTATGTAGCGTATTTAATCTCGTTTGGGATGACAGTGCAAACTAACTCCACTCGATCAACGTGGTAATTGTTGCGCGGCCAATTCAACGCTTGTGATGTGTCACAGCGGTCGCCATAAAACTGCAACGTGTCGATCCAGCGGGTGGCTGAGATCAATGCACGGTTTTTGCTGTCGTCGGTCTTGTTGTCCCAGTTAGTGCTGCTTGGGACGGTTTCAAAATACGTGTTGGCTTCAGCCAGGGTCACGTAGCTGTTGGCTGACGCGCTGCTGAGAGTGGCGTTGATCGTGGCAGCCATAGCTGAAAAAAGAAGGTGGCCCCACCTAATGGTAGGGCCTTTACTCTGATCAAGATCAGATGGTGCTGGTGTCCAGCGGGCTGTTGACAGTGACCTGAACCAGAGGGATCAGATCGATGTCATAAGTGGCAGCCCACTTGTTAGCGGTTGCCAGGTTGGCGTTGGTGGGGTTGTCACCAGCGTCAGCCCACTTGGTGCCCATCACGTGATAAGCAGAGTGGTAGTCAACAGAAAGAACGTCCTGCTTCGAGAGCACGTTCCGGTCAGCCTCGATGCGAAGCTCTTGCTGCTGACCTTCCAGGATGGTGCCTGACTTGGTCAAATAGCAATAGAACTCACGCTGGTGGCCGCCAGTGCCAGGAGCCACAGTGTTAACTGCAGGGTCCATGATTACGTTCATACCAGCGAACTCGCCAATAGAACGAGCACCAACGCCAACACCGCCGCCGCCCCAAGTCACGGCACCGCCAGTAGACAGCGCAGAGGTGGAGAAGGTCAGCAGGCCAACCTGATACAGGTAGAAGCCAACAGAAGGGTGGACAACGAGGGTGTCCAGCTCATCGCCACGCTCACCGAGCTTGGAACGGGCTTCTGCCACTGTTGCAGCAGTCAGGAAATTGGCCTCAGCAGCGCCAGAAGCGGCTGCAACACCCTTGTCCAGAGCGTTGCCAGAAAGAGCAGTGCCAAACAGACCAGCAAGGTGAGAGAACAGACGAGCGCTGTTCAGCTTGTTGATTGCATCTGCAAGCTGGTTGCGGATGTGAAGCATTGGATCTTCACCAGCAGCCAAAACTGCCATGTCATCTACCGCATACGCAAATGCGCGGTGGCAAATTGTGGCGATCTGAGTGCCAGTACCGATCTTTTGAGGGGTCAGGTAGCCAGCGCCGCTGGTTCCCCATGTCGCTGTACCGTCCAGAATCTCTTCCGTTGGTGCGATTGGGTTGAACTCAGGGACTTGAATGCGAGTACCGCCTTCGCGTGAATCGAGAAGAGCGTTACGGACAACAGCGCCAGACTTGATAAACAAGCTGCGCTCTTTGATTGCCTCAGACACGTAGGTGCTGAGATTATTCCTTTTTACGATGTCCGCCAAAAGGACACCGCCGGAATAATTCTGAAATGGAGCGGCCATTTCTTATCCAGGATTAAGGTGTGCGGTTTACAAGCCACGGACTTGTAGATGTCCCACGGGGACTACTTACCTGCCTCTCTCTTGAGCACGGCTGCAAGAT